AATAATTTGTTAATTCAAATTGATGGCGAAACCAGTTTTAAAGTTTGGGACAAAGAACAAACTAACTTACTTTATGACATAGTTATGCGGGCCGGCGATGTACTTTACATTCCTGCAGGTTACTGGCATGGCGCTCTTAGCCTATCACGTAGACTAAGCATAAGTATTCCTGTATCGCCTCATCAAGTTGAGTTACGAGAAGATAGACACTGGATACAATTAAAATGAAATACGCTTACTTTAACCCTACTATTGTAGCAATGGACGATGTACCTGATGATATTTTTCAATGGTGTGTAAATGCTGTTGAGCAAGCACATCTAAGAGAAGATCTCAATGATGCTGGTAATCCAGTATTAAGTATTCGAGGCGGACAACAAGTACAAATACTGCCTAATGAAATGGGTATAGATATTGAGCCGTTGGCTAGATACATTGAAGATATATGTACTCAATACATTGATTCTGTACGTGCAAGTGCTGGCATCACCGATGAATTGCCTGTTAAACCTGTATTAGTTAGTGCATGGACTTTAAAACAAGGTCCAGGGGACTATCAGGCACTTCATAGTCATGAAGCACACTTGAGCGGTAATATCTACATACAAGTTCCCGAACTTGATCTAGATTCTACTAATACAGATTCGTGTATCGAATTTAGATTGCCCACTGTGCGTAATCCGGCAAGATTTGTGTTCACAGACACTTGGCGTTTCAAACCTGAACGTGCTAAAATAATCATCTTCCCTAGTTATCTTCCGCATACAGTTTATCCGTGGACGGGCAAAGGACATAGAATTAGTTTAGCGTGGGACGCCAAATTAGTTGACAAGGGTGTCTAAAGGATATATAATAGACACAAGTTAGTCGATTCTGTGTAGGGGCACCAAGAAAAACCCCGGTTTACTCTTTTACGTTATATAAAGAGCGTCCCTGAAACGATAGAACAGGGGGTACACTAGGACCTGACCTTACAGTCCCTGTTGGGGGATACTGAAAACTGCCTAGGGTGAGGAACGCTAACCTCTTCCAAAAGAAGAAATACGTGGACAGAGTAACCGCTCAGTCTAGGGCTCATGTGGTGTGAGTAGCTAGACACTTTATTTTTCTGGTCTTATAATAGCTAGATCTTTAAATTTTTCTGCACTACGAACAATCAAGTCTTTAACATGTTCGGGCATATCAATAAAATTTTTCCCAAGAGTCACTATAACAGCTATTCTAAATGCTCCCATTGTGGTTACATTGGCACTGTGTATTCCTCTAACATTATTAATAAAGAATACTTGACGAGGTGTGTGTACTTTAGCAGAATAAACTGTATCGTGATATCTAATGTCTTTTCCATGATCTGGAACACGGACTGGATCTCTAATCATGTTTGGCGCAATACTAGCTTTTACTAGTAAAAAATCTTTGGCATGCTCGGTGTTCTCGAGATACATTCTTAGGCCAGTTTCGTCTGGATCAGTATGCCAGAATCCTTCACCTACAAAATCTGACCTTATAGGAAGCAATACAACTGTAAGCAAATCTTTTTCGGTTAGATCAAATGCTTTGTAAAAATACTCAGCTAATTCTGGAAAATGAATATTAAAATTACCTCTCCATTTTTTATCTGTCATCGGATATGTTATATCCCATGGATATGCATTTTGTGGGGTAATTTGGCTAGCATCTTTTCTAGCAGAAACATCTTGTTTTTGATTTTGTTGAATCCATTTTACAAGATCATCTACATTATATTCCGGAATAGGTATAGTATCTAACGGAGTGTAAAGAATATTTAAAGGGTTCATAATTATATTAAATTAATTAAGTATTTAATATAGAATAACTCTTGACACAAAAAAATTTCTAGTCTATAATAGAAACAGTAAATAGTTATATGCGGGTAGACAGGACAAGGGGCGTCCAGCAGCCTTCCAAGCTGAAGATCGCGGAGTTCGACTCTCCCTACCCGCTCCAAAATATAAATTATGGAATTAATAACACATACAGCACCAAAACAAGGTATATCGTTTTTGGTAATTAAAAATTTATACTCTCAAGATGAGTTATTTTTAATCCAAAAAGAGTTAGACTTTCTTTGGAGTAGTCTTGCTTTTTCAAGAGATGAGGACTATCTAAATGTTGCAAAATTAGATGACGGATCAATATTAGGTAAAAGAAGTGGTGTTTGGTTAGATTTTTTCTATAACAAACGAGAAAGTTCTAGTATATTACAACTTAATCGAAAACCATTTTCAGACGATACAATAAGAAACACATTTGCCAATTTGAATCCATATCATTTTCATTATCTTAAATTAGATTATGATAATACTTTACTTCAGTATTATGAAAATTCGGATTATTATAAACCGCACACTGATCATTCTATGTTTAGTTTAGTGACATGGTTTCATAAAGATCCAAAAAAATTTACTGGAGGAAATTTTAAGTTTACAGATTTAGACTATACAATTGAAATTGAAAATAACATGTGTGTAATCTTTCCAAGTTTCTTGTGGCACGAAGTAGAAGAAATTAAAATAACAGAAACTAGTAAATATGAGCCAAATGGAAGATTTTCAATGACTCAATTTGTAGTGTATAATCCAACAAAATAGGACCTTAGCTCAGTTGGTAGAGCGTCTGCCTTACACGCAGAATGTCGTCAGTTCGAACCTGGCAGGTCCTACCAAAAAATTCGGAGTGTAGCGCAGTCTGGTAGCGCATCTGGTTTGGGACCAGAGGGTCCAAGGTTCGAATCCTTGTACTCCGACCATATTTAAGGACTATGTATGCCAATGTATGAGACAACTGTAAGAACACCACAAGGTGAAGAAAAGAAAAGAATCTATGCGGATACTCCGCAAGAAGCTAAAAAACTTTTTGAAACATTGTACGGTGGTCCTCGAGCAGTTCCGTATATTCCAAAAATAGTCGCAAGTTAACGGGGGATTAGCTCAGCTGGGAGAGCGGTAGCTTTGCAAGCTATAGGTCAACGGTTCGATCCCGTTATCCTCCACCAACAAACAGGAGAACGTAATATCTGCGATGATTATACCAATGTTCGGACTATCGACGGGCAGGACTTCGTTGAAGTCCATTTTGAAAATCAAACTCGTAAATTTTGGCTTAACAAAGCACCCTTACAAAAGGTAAAAGAGAAGTCCAAAAAGAGTTGACAAAGATTAAGATCTATACTATAATAGACACATAGCAAGCAGAAATGCTTGTAGACAGTTTTAGGATCGGTACAGCAACATTCATATTACTATGGATCGTTGGACCCTATGGTAGTCAGCTGGAGTTGAAAGGTTCGCCTGGAGACTGTGAAGGTTGCTATTGAAATAGACCAACAAGCACAGAGTGATGGCCTGTGTAAAATAAAAGCAGTCAACAACGATCCTGTTAGTCATAGGATGACTACAGCAATTTAAACTACATCTTAATGCTATAGAAGGTGGTCGGAGGACAGGCAGAAATGCTTTCTAGAAATAGACACTGATAGAATAGATAGGTCCAGAGAATCTGGAATATGATTTACATACAGAAGAATATGTAATAGGCAACATGAATGTTGCTAGGGTCTGAGTGCCGTAATTGGTCAGACCAGAAAATAAACAAATTGGCACGATCATCCTGTTAAAGTTTTAGAATGTTAACAGCAACTCAAAATTTTCAAGCATATCGAAAAAAAATACATTCTGTGAGGTAATAAAATGAACGCATTTGTTCGAAAAACAATACATTCTGTAAAGGTAATCAAAATGAACGCATTTGTAAACGCAATCGCAAATCAAGAAGCCCGTACCGCAAACGGTATGAAGGCACGTAAGTCAACAGCTAAGGCTACCGTTGACCTGTTCTACAACATCGGTGCAAGCCGTGGTAAGGACATCACAGGCGACTTCACAGCCGCTTATGTGGAAAACGCAGACGTAGCACTACGCATCGCACAATGGGCACGTGATGTCCGTGGTGGTGCAGGTGAACGTCAATTGTTCCGCGACATTCTAGTTCATCTAGAAAAGCGTGACCCAGACGCCGCTTTGGCTCTTCTAAAGAAGATTCCAGAAGTAGGTCGTTGGGATGACATCTTTGTCTTCACCAACCCTGTTCTGAAGTCAGCCGCTTATACCATGTTGGGCGATGCCCTTCGTGCTAATAACGGTCTGGCTGCAAAGTGGACCCCCCGTAAGGGTCAAATTGCCGCTGAGATTCGTGCCTTCTTTGGCATGACTCCGAAGCAATATCGTAAGAGCCTTGTTGCTCTTACCAAGGTGGTTGAAACCCAGATGTGTGCTAACGACTGGGATAACATCAACTTTAGCCATGTTCCTTCTGTGGCTGCTCGCAACTACAAGAAGGCATTCAACCGTCACACTCCTCTGTTCGCAGAGTATGTGGCCAAGTTGGTGGCAGGGGATAAGACTGTTAAGGTTAACGCCAGCGCAATCTTCCCACATGATGTCCTAAAGGGCATCGCACACAGCTACACTAAGCTGAACAAGACAGAAACCGACCATGTGATTGCACAATGGGACGCTCTGCCTAACTATGTAGGTGACGCAAGTATCCTACCTCTAGTTGACGTTTCTGGTTCGATGACAACATCTGTTCCAGGTTCAACTGTTCGCTGTTTAGATGTAGCAGTCGGTCTAGGCTTGTATCTTGCAGATAAGAACAAGGGTGTGTTCAAGGACACATTCTTGACTTTCTCAAGCAAGCCACAACTGGTTACTCTAAAGGGTAACATTGTTGCAAAGGTTGACCAAATGTCAAGTAGCAACTGGGAAATGAGCACTAACTTGCATGCCGCTATGGACAAGATCCTAAGCGTTGCAGTTAAGGGTTCAGTACCGGCTAGTGACATGCCAAAGATGTTACTCATCTTGAGTGACATGCAGTTTAACCAATGTGCTCGTTTCGACGACTCAGCAATGCAAATGATTGAACGAAAGTTCGCAGATGCAGGTTACACTGTTCCGCAAATTGTTTTCTGGAACCTAAACAGTTCTGGCAACGTGCCTGTAAAGGCAGACAAGAGTGGCGCGGCACTAGTAAGTGGTTTTAGTCCAAGCATCATGACAGCTCTGTTGTCAGCGGATATGGACCAATTCACTCCAGAAGGTATCATGATGAAGACTGTAATGGTTCCTCGTTATGACCTTAACTAAAAAGTATTAACTTTTGAAATAGCACCTTCGGGTGCTATTTTTTTAGGTTGACTAAACCAAATTTTGGCGCTATACTGTAGTTACAGTAATAGAAAGGAGCCAAAGATGTCCGAAGTCAAACTAAACAGCCTGTACAAAGTCACAATGACAGAGTATGAAAGAGGTTACGGTCAACGGGATATGGGTACTAAGTTCTTTGATAATGAAGAAGAAGCCAAAAAGTTCTGTGAAGAATACTTCTCCGGTGATCCGGATTGCTACTACAGAGCAGACTACAGAAAAGTAAACTAAACTGTTGTTAAAATACAACACTCGATCCTGCCAGCTTAGGTTGACAGGATTTTCTTTTGAGCGTATAATATACACATGTACAAAGTAATAAACAAAGAAATAGAAACAGAATTTCCTAGCTTAGATGCGGCAATGGCCTATGCTAAGACTCTAGATGCTTTTGTCAGCATCACAGGAAGCGAATTTGAAATTGTAGGTATGTTTGGTGTTGATGAAGTAGCTGATCCAAACTACGACGGATGGATATCTAGAAAACAAGGAGTGTAAAATGCCGTGGATTGAAAATGTAAGTTTGGGAGATATCCCAAAAGGTCGGCATCACCTTGCTGGCGAAAACAGTATGCTGATTCAGATTGTGGATCCCGGCATGGAGTTTCCTCACCCTATGCACAAGTTCAAAGAGACACATCGATTTCAGTTTCTGGACCTTGAGGTAGGTGATGCATTTGGTGAAGAATTTAAAGTCACCGATGCTCAGGCGGACCTACTTGTCAGACTATTACAACATGCATTGGACAAAAGAATGAATGTAGTTGTTCACTGTGTTGCAGGAGTGTGCCGATCGGGTGCGGTCTGTGAAGTCGGTGTCATGATGGGTTTTGTTGACTGTGAAGTTTTTCGTAGCCCTAACTTAATGGTCAAGCATAAGATGATGAAAGTTTTAGGTTGGACTTATGATGAAAACGAAGCGCACACTATTAATGGCGTAATTTTAGATTCTGGGCTTATTGTGCCTAAGAACTACGAAGGTGATATTTAAAGAAAGGAGGGCAAGATGCCTAGTGTATTTTTAGTTAGCGACACGCATTTCGGACATACCGGCGTCTGTCGCTTCACACGTAACGATGGTGTTACAAAGTTACGCCCATGGGATAGTCCTGAAGAAATGGACGAAGCTATGATCAAGGCGTGGAACGAGCGAGTTAAACCCACTGACAAGGTCTACCACTTGGGCGATGTTGTCATCAACCGTAAGGCCATGTCAACGTTAGCTCGTTTAAACGGCGACAAGGTTTTAATCCGCGGCAACCACGACATCTTCCGTGACGACGAGTACAGACAGTACTTTAGAGAATTACGTGCATACCATGTTATGAACGGAATGATCTTAAGTCACATTCCTGTACATAGTGATAGCTTAGGACGTTTTGGAGTTAACATTCACGGACACTTACACGCAAACCGCGTTAAGAAGGCCCGTGGTGTTGATGCACGTACAGGAGAGATCTTGTACAGTGATGAGAACGATGTTCGTTACCATTGTGTCTGCGTAGAGCAAACACCTGACTTTGCTCCTATATTGTTTGAAGAAGTAATTGCACGGATTGAAGCAGAAGGTGGCACAGTTGGTTTCAAAAACGGCAACGGCCCTACAATGTAAAGAAAAAGAATGTCTTATCGTAAATATTATTTTAAACA